CAGCTGGACAATCTGCCAGTATTAATTAATGGGGACGATTGTATAAATCCTTTTACCTTGGAGGAATCTTGTGAATGGGAGCGAATTGCGAAGGAAGCTGGGATGGAGTCCTCAGTCGGGAAGACATATTTTTCTTCCGACTTTGGGCAGATTAACTCTATGAGTTTTTCATTCGATCATAATGAACGAAAATTTCATAGGGTTGACTATCTTAACTTCTCTCTATGTTCAAGCTCTGTTGCGAGAGGGGGTACGAGGAGGTCTTGGAGGTCATTACCTAGCCTTTGTGAAGCATGGATTCACTCACTTGGGCCGAAGCATGAACAAGAGCTTCTGACCTACTTTATAAAGAGTCACCTCGAAGAGGGTGGTTTACTTCATGATGTTCCCGCTGGAATGTCGTGGTGGTTACCATCCCATTTGGGGGGGTTGGGGTTGCCCGTATTGGATGAGAAAGTCAAAGAGACAATCTCCATTAAGCAACACCACCTTGCTTCCCTTCGATTTAAGGAATGGGAAGACTCGGAACTAAGTTTAGAGGATCTATTTGAAAACGTCTCAACTTGCCCTAGGGCTGTGGTTGAATGTCTTAACGATCTTAAGCATTTAGCTCGAAGAGTTGATTTAGTTGTGGTTGATGATGAGAATATCCAACCCGGTGCGGGTCTTACTTTTGGAAAGAACGTACTGAAGGCACAGCAGTTACCAGGTTTGGTAACCCTACTTTGGGACAAATATCTTAGATCAGATAAGTCTGAAGTATGTGAAAATTTCACAGTGCGAGACGAAGAAGTTGAAATTGACGAGAAAGGTAACATTGTAGTTAATCATCACAATGGCGCTACTCGACAAATGAAGAAGCTTCTCAAAAAAAGAGATAAGGAGATTTTAGCGGGGGGAAATCTAACTTTGGTTCCTCTTGATGTTTTGATAAAACATAAGAAACCTCAGTGGGAATTCCCTGGAGGATTAGAGACATTCTTAAGGAAGAAGTACACTCCGTGCTCTAAGAACGATTTGGGTGGACTAATTTCAGCCGCGTGGCCTGAGTTGAGCTCTGAAAAAGCGATTCCGGTGGCTAACGATGAGACTAAGTCTCTCTCGGATGCATGTTTATTGATGTTGGGTCCTATTGATGATAGTGATTCAGTGTTGATGATCAGTGATGATGAGATGATGGCCTTGTTAAGACCAAGTGTGACCATGTGTCATGTGAAGGTATAGAACAAGGCTACCTTGTGA